TCTATGCAGCCTGAATGCGAACGTGCGATCGAAGATATTGTTAATGAAGCAATCGTAACAAATGAAAGGTCTGTTCCTGTCGAGTTAAATCTCGACGAAGTTAATCAGACAGCACGTGTGAAAAATCGCATACGTGAAGAATTCTATAAGGTCGGCGAGATGCTCGACCTCTCTAACATTTCGTATGATATATTCAAACGATGGTACATCGATGGTCGATTGTATTATCATATCATGATCGACGAAAAGAAACCACGTGATGGTATCCAAGAACTGCGATACATTGATCCTCGTAGGATCCGCAAAGTTCGTGAGCCAATCAAGAGCAGTGGTAATAAACCACCGCCACCTCGTGGATTAAAACCTGCACCTGCATACAACGAATACTACCTGTACAATCATCAGGGAATCGGAAGCCAACAGGCTCAGCAGGGAATAAAGATTTCACCCGACAGTATCTGTCACGTTCATTGTGGGTTGATGGATGGTCGCAATAAAATGATTCTTGGTCACTTGCAAAAAGCAATCAAACCGATGAATCAGTTGCGTATGCTCGAAGATGCTGTTGTCATATATCGTCTCGCTCGCGCACCCGAGCGAAGGATCTTCTACATCGACGTTGGTAACTTGCCGAAGATGAAAGCGGAGCAATACCTGCGCGACATGATGACGAAACATAAAAACAAACTCGTCTATGATGCAAATACAGGCGAGGTCAAAGACGACCGCAAGTTTATGACGATGCTCGAGGATTATTGGTTGCCTCGTCGTGAAGGTGGTCGCGGAACTGAAATCACTACACTTCCTGGTGGTCAGAACCTTGGCGAAATGGAAGATGTAGATTACTTCCGCAAAAAACTTTACATGGCACTCAATGTACCTATTTCTCGACTAGAAGCTGATAACGCATTCAATCTCGGTAGAGCCAGTGAAATATCACGCGATGAGCTGAAATTTACAAAGTTTGTGAATCGGCTGCGAAATAGGTTTAGCCAGTTGTTTGATGAGCTGCTTGAAATCCAACTTGCGTTGACTGGCGTTATGTCTCGCGCAGAGTGGCGTTCAATGAAAAATAATGTGAAATATGACTTCATGAAGGATAACTATTTCACTGAACTCAAAGAACAAGAACTTATCAACTCGCGACTTGCCATACTTCAGCAAGCAGAAGCATTCGAAGGAAAGTTCTTCTCTGCTGAGTGGATTCGTAAGCATGTTCTTAGATTTACTGAAGATGAGATCGCCGAAATCGATGCTCAGATGAAAAAAGAGCAAGGTGAAGAGCCACCTCCGCAGCAAGATCAGGAACAAGAAGAAGTTCAACCAGAAAAAAGTCAGGTCATAGAAATACATAATTCAGCCGAACCAGAAAAACCATTAACAGAAGAAGACAAAGCTCTAATAAAGAGTATGACAGAGGCTCTCGATAAAGTGACAAAGGATGAAATCAAGGATGATCTATGAGCCAGAAGGAACTCGAACAAGCTAGACTTCTTGCTGCTGCAATAAAACTTGCGAAGCAGCAATCTAGCGACCTTATCACCGAAGAAATAGACTCGCTCCGCGAGAGTCTTGAAACACAAATCAAGGCTCTTGAAGAGTTTCGTGCAGTTCCTGGTCCATCTGGACCTCAGGGAGAAATCGGACCACAAGGTATTCAAGGCGAACGTGGTATTCGAGGACCACAGGGTGAGCGTGGTCTTATCGGCGAACAAGGAGAGGTCGGACTCCAAGGCGAACAAGGTGTTCAAGGTGAGCAAGGTCCGCAAGGAATACAAGGAAAACGTGGACCGAAAGGTGAAAGAGGATTACTTGGTGAACAGGGAGAAATAGGTCCACAAGGTCCGATAGGTGCGACAGGTCCACAAGGTCCGATTGGCGAAACTGGTCCGCAGGGTGAACAAGGATTACAAGGTGAAAAAGGTGAGCAAGGTGATGTCGGACCGCAAGGTTCGAAAGGTGAACAAGGAGAAAAAGGTGATCAGGGTCCGCAAGGTCCCATGGGTGCCCAAGGTCCAGCTGGTGAGCAAGGTGTACAAGGTGAGAGAGGGGAACAGGGTGAGAAGGGTGATCCTGGTTCTGATGCCGATGTAACTGAACTTGAAGCCAAACTCAATACAACTGTAGAACAAATAAATCGAAGAATCAATCAAATCGCTATGTCTGCTGGCGGTGGCTCTGGTGGCAGCGGTGAAGTTTGGTTGAAATATTTGGACGATGTTGATGTTAATAGTGTCGGCTCACCATCCGATGGTCAATCCTTAGTTTACAATGGAACTCTAGGACAGTGGCAAGCAAATACTGTTAGCGGTGGCGGTGGTTCACTGACTATCACTCAGGCAAATACAACAGCCAACACCGAAACATATACAAATATTTCAACAATACAGTTTGATGAAGATAGCGGATTTGATGTAACGAATCCATCTTCAGGTGTTGCTAAAATCGCAATGAACAGCACCTTCAAGTATTGGCAAGTTGATGGCGCAGATGCTTTAACTGCGACAGGCTTGGATACTGTTAACCTTATTGCTGGTGATGGTATTTCTATTTCAGCAAACTCAACCTCTGATCCTCAATCTGTGACATTTACTGCGACAGATTTCGGTGCAGAGCAGATCGACTATGGATTAATTACATCTTCTGTTGACCTAAATATAAGCAGAGATTACGGTGGACTGACTTAATGGCGATCGAAGTAAAATTTCGCAGAGGTACAACTGCTCAGCATTCATCTTTTACAGGTGCGAATGGTGAGATAACAGTTGATACAACTCTTAGCACGATACGTGTGCACGATGGTGTGACAGCTGGCGGCACACGGATTGCGAAATATTCTGATCTTGGTGCAGCTGCCAACCTAGAATCTATCGCATCAAACTTAATACCATCGGCAAACGTAACATATGATCTTGGCACTTCAGAAAAACGGTGGCGGGATCTTTATCTTTCTGGAACAACTATTAATCTAGGAACGACTACCATTTCCGCTAATGCGTCGACTGGTAGTTTAGAAATACAACCCGAGGGAGAAACAAAACAGTTTATAGCCACCTCGACAACAGAACCATCTGCCGACCCAGATAAAACTGTTTTCCCTAAGATAGATGTTACAAATGAAGCGAACGTTGCTTCATTAATATTACAAAGTGCACTAGGAACGCAGTATGGTGGCACAGGTTTGACAAGTTTTACAAATGCTGGAGTATTATATGCTTCAAATACATCAGCTCTAAGTTTTGCTACAGGAACAACAGGTGAAACATTACAAATAAATGATTCAGGGGTTCCTGTTTTTGACGTTTTAGATGGTGGAACATTTTAGTTATGGAGTATTTTTTTGGAAGAGTTATCGAAAGATCAACAAATTGAGCTTCTTACAGCATTTCATCGCGAGGCATCTGAGTTTATTTCAGGTCAGCAGAAAAAAATTGAGGAGCTCACAAAACATCTAATGGTTTTAGAAACCAGAAATAAACTGTTAGAGTCAGAAATAGAACAGTATAAAGTTATAAATAAGCAATATAAAGAAAAGGAAGAACGAGAAAAATTTAAAAGAGGCTCAATCAGAGACATGACCTCGAAGAAGCCTAGAGAAGAGCCAAAACCCGAAGTCGTTGAACCTCAATATATAACGACCAAAGGATTTGAATCGAAGCGAAAGAAAGAAATATTATGATCTCGTTCATAGCAAAGGAGAACTAGCCGATGGCAGCTATTATTAAAATCAAACGAAGCACAACTGAAGGAGCTGTTCCGTCTGGTGGTGCTCTAGCAGCAGGTGAATTGGCAGTCAACCTCGCGGATGGGATACTATTTTCTTCTTCCGATGGATCGGATATCGTTCGCATTAGTGAATATGCCCTTTCAAATACCAACTCTGCAATAAGTCAACTCAATACGAATCTAACATCAACAAATACAGCGATTCGCTCACTCATCACAACGCAAACGAGTAGAGTCGATCTTGTAAATACCAATCTAACAAGTACGAATACTGCTCTGCGCACACTAATCAGTGATCGTGCTCAAGTTGCGAATGTTGCTGCTTTAGCTGCTCTCGCAAATACAAACTCTGGTATTGCTCAGATCAATACGAATTTGACTTCAACTAACACTGCTTTGCGTACACTCATCAGTGATCGTATGCAGGTTGCAAATGCAGAAGCAATCGGATTTACATCCACCACTTATCACTCTGGAAACAGCACCATCACCTTTACTGCGGCAGATGGCACTTCACCAGATGCGATGGATATCAACATTGCTGGTTCTCTCGGAACTGACTCACTAGCAAGAACTGGTATCGTCAATACAAACACTGCTCTTCGTTTATTGATAAACGACAGATTACAGGTTGCTAATGCTGATACAATTTACGCGACAAACGCAAATACGAATGCAGCGATTTCTCAGATCAATACAAACCTAACATCAACAAATACAGCGATTCGTTCACTTATAACAACGCAAACGAGTAGGGTCGATCTTGTAAATACGAATCTGACCTCAACCAATACTGCACTCAGAACTCTGATCAGTGATCGCTTACAAGTCGCAAATGCTGAAGCTCGGTATTCAAACACAGCTCAGTTGGCAAACACCAACACTTACATTGCTACAAAAGTAGATTCAGCTGGTCCAACCACTAGTGGTCTTTTTGCTCACACTGGTCGAGCGACGATCAGTACAAACCTGACCGTTTCTGGTAATACACATATCGATGGAAACTTGACGGTCGAAGGTGGTGTCACTTACATTTCGACGAGTACTCTTAATGTCGACGACACTATGGTCAAGCTCGCTGCAAATAATGCTGCTGATACTGTAGATACAGGGATTTATGGAAAATATGTAATCACTGGAAATAGTGCTGTCAAATACAGCGGATATTTCCGAGATGCAACAGACGGTGTTTTCAAGTTCTATGAAGATTTGGATACCGAACCAACATCAACGGTGAATACATCTGATAACAACTATAATCTAGCACAACTGGATGCTATCATAGACGGTGGTACATACTAACGTCTGAAAGAAGTAATATATAAACTGTGGAGACGAGTGTTTCCCCACAGTGTCCTATATAGGAGTTTTGTAAATGGCTTCGACCATTCGGATCAAGCGCAGTAATGTCGCAGGCAATAAACCAAGCACATCAGACATTGAAATGGGCGAAATCGCCCTCAATACAAAAGATCAAAAACTATATTCGTCAAACGGAAGTGTCATCTTTGAGATGGCAAATGCTGGTGCGCTTGCAAACACCAACTCAGCAATTAGCAACCTCAATACAAACCTAACTGGAACAAACACAGCGATCCGCTCACTTGTTTCTACATTAGATGCTAGGGAAAGATCTGCTTTAGCCAACACGAATGCTTACATTGCAACTGTATCTGCAGCTGGTGGTGCAGATTCACTAGCAAGAACTGGTATCGTTAATACAAACACAGCTTTGCGTACACTTATCAGTGATCGCCTTCAGGTTGCAAACGCTGCAGTTTATCTCCAAGTTGCTAACGCATTTACATCAAGCGATATAACAGCAGGAACAGGAATCACTGTTACAGTAGGAGTCGATTTAGAAGCTACAACGTATGCATCTAAAACCCATTCTGTCAGTGAAGTCGCAGATTACGAGAACGTCCATTTTAGTCCTAATGGAACCAGGATGCTTGTACATAAGAATTCCGATATTCGTGAGCACACGTTATCGACTGCTTGGGACGTTTCAACTGCCACATATGGAAGTGGTAATAATTTTTCCACCTCAACCCAAACTGGATTCGGAAAGCATTCTGATTTGTCTCCTGATGGTAGGCATATTGTTATAATGACAGATGCTCG